CCGTATTACCTGTAATGCCAGTCGGTCCTGTAGGGCCAGTAGCCCCTGTCGTTCCAGTCGCACCAGTGCTGCCAACAGAGCCTGTTGCCCCCGTGTTTCCAGTTGCCCCAGTCGGACCAGCAGCGCCTGTATTGCCTTGCGCACCCGTGGCTCCATTGGCTCCATTTGCGCCAGTAGGACCTGTTGGTCCTGTTGCGCCAGTTGCTCCGTTAGTTCCTGCGGTTCCTGTGGCACCCGTTGCTCCTGTCGCTCCAGTATTTCCAGTTAGTCCAGTTGAGCCTGTATTTCCTATGGCTCCTGTATTACCTGTATTACCTTGCGCTCCAGTGTTACCCGTTGCTCCAGTTGGTCCAGTAGGACCAGTGTTGCCAGTAGAACCAGTGGCGCCAGTAGCGCCAGTAGCGCCAGTATTGCCGTTAGCGCCATTTGCACCAGTTGCTCCCGTCGGTCCGAGTTGGGTGTACATAATCTGCTCAACGTGAAGATTTACACTAGGAGATGCAGGGCGAGTTGGTGATGTGCCCGCCGATATAGCCAACAATTCCATATAAGTATTTTGTGATGACCAATAGAACTGAATGTAATCGCCAGCATTTACAGTTACTAAATCTTCAATATTTGCAAGCACTTGGTTATTAACACCAGCGGTTGTAAAGACTGCTGTTGACTCGGTTACGGCTGTGCCGTTAAGTGCATACCAGACGTTAACCTGATAGTTGCTTCCACCGCCTGTGGTAATGAACTGACCTAAAAGGTTTACTGAATAAGTCCCAGCGTAGGTAAAAGTTATCTGACTGCTTGAAACAATACTTACACCGCTTGAACCAGCATTGGTGTTAATCGTAATAAGGTTTGCGCTAGTAGCGCCAGCGTTGGTTTGGGTTGTAGTATCGTAAAAGTTTCCGTAGTAGCCTAAAGCGCCACCTGCGCCTGTGGCACCTGTAGGACCAGTTGCACCAGTAACGCTAGGACCAGTGTTTCCAGTGGCTCCTGTAGGCCCTGTAGGGCCAGGAACGGTGCTTGCAGCACCTGTGTTACCAGTGTTACCTGTATTGCCCGTAGCGCCTGTATTACCCGTTAATCCAGTAGGGCCTGTAGGGCCTGTTGCACCTGTGCTTCCGATAGCACCTGTCGCACCAGTGTTTCCTTGGGCGCCTGTTGGTCCTGTGGCTCCTGTGTTTCCGATTGCTCCTGTGGCACCTGTGGCCCCCGTATTTCCCTGAGCACCAGTATTACCCTGTGCGCCAGTATTACCAGTGGCCCCTGTTGGTCCAGTACTTCCTGTTGAACCAGTTACTCCATTTGCCCCTGTGGGTCCAGTAGACCCTGTGCTTCCAATAGAACCTGTTGGGCCAGTAGCACCCGTGGGTCCTGTCGTTCCAGCCCCTGTGCTTCCTGTGTTACCTTGGCTTCCAGTAGGTCCAGTCGGGCCAGTGCTACCTGTAGCACCTGTTGAACCGCTTTGTCCAGTTGCTCCAACAGAGCCAGTGGCTCCTGTATTTCCTGCTGAACCTGTTGCTCCAGTTGAGCCTTGTCCGCCTGTACTTCCAGTGGCTCCAGTTGCACCTGTGTTACCTGCCAATCCTTGATAGCCCTGAGGACCTTGTGGCCCGATAGGGCCTAGTTCTACAATGTCAAGTTGGCTAACAGCAATGTCGTAGACATTTGTAGTGATGGGGATTTCAACAATGGAAATCGTATCTGGGGTAGTTGTCATTAGTGAGTCACACTCACGTTCACGATGAAGACACCCTGAAGAATCTTGTAGACAGTTCCATCTGTATTGTTTGTAAGGTTTAAGTCATACTGATAGTTGCCTGCTGGGAGAGCAGCGGTATCAGTTGCTGAAATGTAAAGGTTGATACGGCCATCGGCGGCATCAATGACGGCACGGCCATTGGAAGTTGAAAGTTCAACAATGGTTGCAGTATCTGATGCGTAGCGCACCTGCATATCTGCTGAGTAATTTGTGAGGTTTACGGGCACTCCGCCAATCTTCCAGACTGGCTTGAGTTGGAAGGTTGTGCCCTGATAAACGGCGAGGTTGTATCTACCTGGATTCATGGCTCCCCTTAAACTGTCGTAATGTTTGCGCCGTAACCAGCGTTAATCAAAATTGTGCGTTCCACATCTGTGATGGGATATACATGGCCACCGATGTAGTAGTAATCAGCGGCTAGAGTTTCGTCCACTCCTGGGGTACGGACACGAGTTACTACTGTTCCATTAACAAGAAGCGTGTCCCCACGGGCAATACGGTAACGCCAGAACAATCTTCCGAATCCACCTGGAGTCTCATCAACTGCTGGCGGTGTAAATTGGTATCCCATGTTTCTCCTTGTTAAGTGATAAGGGTGGGAGTGTGACTTTATTTCAAGTCGTGCTTAACCCCACCCTTACCGTTACTTCAAACTACGCTGTGTGGATTGAAGATGTTGTTTCAATACGGACGAGGGATGCGTCACGGTAACGTGCCCATCCAAGAACGCCGTACCATCCGATTGGACGGAAACGCATCAACTTATCAACAACTGGTCCGAAGATAACATGTGGCTCTTCAGCAACTGCTTCTGCAAGTGCCTGCTTACCAGCAACGAGTGTACGGAATACACGTACGCCACCTGTAGCGTTGACATATGAAGAAGTACCGAAAGTACCGCTAGATGAACCAGCACCTGTACCGTCAGCGAAGTTAGCCATACGTGGTGTCTCTACGAACATAGCACCTTCGTATGTTCCGATTGTGCCTGGCCAGAACTCAGCAGCACCTGTCTCTGAGTACTTGTGGTCATCACGCCATCCGCCAAGACCTGTCTCAGCACGGAGGTCATGTGAAACTTCTGGGTGGATACCAACCCAGTAGTACTCGCCCTGACGTGGGACAGCCTTGTTAGCACGGAGTTTAGCGACAGCCAAACGGATGTCACGAGACTTGATTACGTCTGTTGAGAGGATTGACTTGTTGGTTGTGCCGTTTGTGTATGTACCTGCATAGGTAGATACGACAGAACCGTTAACTTCAGCAATTGCATTTGGTCCACCTGTGAGGGTCTGGAGTGCAACTGTGTCGAGAGAGTCAGCCATGTTGAATGCGATGATGTCAGCAATTGCTGGGTCAACATCTGAAAGTGAGAACAACTCCAACTTACGTGTAGCAAGAGAAGCGTTACCATATTCATTAAGTGTTACAGAAACCTGTGTTGTGTTACCGAGTGCTACTGCATCTGGGTCAACAGTTTCTGAGAGTGTTGCTGTTGCTGCTGCGAGGTCTGTGTAAATCTGGAAGACTACTGAAGAACCTGGCATTGCCTGCTGTACTGGCTTCTTGTCTGCGACATCGCGGATAAGAGGAACAGCACGGAGAGCGAATTCGACATAACGGTCATACGCGGTTTGTACTAGGTAGTTACCTAGTGACGAACCAGAGGTAATGTCTGTATATGCGTTGCTCATGTGTCACCTTCTTTCTATTAGGTTTGTGCGGATGGGTTGTTTTTAATTAGCCTCTAAAACGCTGGCTTGGTAGACCTGTTAATGCATTGAGTTCATCAATGTTTTTAGCCCCAGCAATCTTCGCGGCCAAGTCCTGGTCACGGGTTGGGGTTGCTGCATTCTGTGTCGCAGCGTTAATACGCTGATACGATGCTACGTTTGCTTGCTGTTCTTGTGAGGCTTGAGCAGCCTGTTCTGCTGGCTTGATTCCGAAAATGTCAGCATTCTCGGTAAGCCAAGCATCAATCTGCTCTGGCGTAGATACGTCGCCTGGTACAAATTTGGCGACCTTATCTGGTACGCCTTTCTGTGCCAATACTTCCTTGACTGAGCGTGAGCGCAAGTCAGACTGAATAGCAGCCAATTGTTCCGCTAAGTCTTTCTTTTCTTTCTCTGCTCGCTTCAATGCCTTGCGAAGATTCGCAGGACCATTTGCATCTTGAGTATCTTCGATTTCATCGAAGTCGTCATCTTCATATTGGTTTGCCATGTGGCACTCCCTTTTCGTTAGTTGTGACGCAGGCCGCAATGTCTCTCAGGGGAAAGAGGATTGGCTCCTACTACCAGTCAGTAATACACACAACGGATGCTGGTGAGTCCGTGTGGAATCTATGCGTTAGGAAACGCCTTCTTCTGAAGTCAATAGACTTCCCTTGCCTACGCCTGATGAGCCACCAAATGGGTTGGCTGCTGCTTCTTTCAAGCGACTAAGTTGGGCTTGAGATTCAGCGTAAGACTGTGTCCCTGGTATTCCAAAGGTTGCTGTCTGCAAGGCTCCACCAACTGCTCCTGCTGGGAGGAATGCTGGTGTCTGGTTGGCAACAGTCTGAAGTGCAGTCTGTTGAGTAGCAATATTTTGAGCACCTTGTTGTGCCTGGCCTTGAGTTACACCCATGCCAGCAAGTCTCATTGCAGTATCTTGATTAATGTTGCTGCCAACACGTGCGAATTCGGCACCAATCTGAGCCGCTGCAACTTGCTGTTGAATAACAGGTGCTGCGATAGATGGGTCAAGAAGGTGAAGGGCAATTGAGCCAAGAGTCATTCCATGCACTGTCTGAAGTTGCTGGATAACAAATGGGTCCTCAGAATTGACAACCTGCATTGCTGCATTGATTCGTGCCTGAACTTCTGTTGGCGATACGTCGACAGCCATGAGTTTTCCAAGGGTGCCTACGTCAAGAGTATTTGCTGGCAAGCCAGCCATCTGCATAACCTGCTTGTATGATTGCTCGTTGGCAATATATTGAGAAGCGGGAAGTGGGTCAAGACCATTAGCCATACGCAATTGGTTGCCAGGAAAACGAGCCTGCCATTCAGCGCTTAAGCCTGCAAAGGCTGCATTGACCGCTGGGTCAGAAGAGGTAAATACCTTTGGATTCTGAGCAATGTTAGCAATTGTTGCTGCGTCTTGGTAACCAGCCGCAAACATAACCCTAATGTAGTTACCAAAATCTGGTGGAAAACCATAACCAGCAAATAACGCATTAAGCGCATTTAACGCACTTGAATCCGCAGTATCCCCTAGTGGCGGTGGTGGGGGAGGTGGTGGCG